TGCAAACCCGGCGTTCAGGCGCAGGTCATCATTGAGCGGCAACCAGACGTCAGGGAACGGGGCTGCCTCATAGGGTACAGACGTCAGCAGCTGCGCCGCGGCTAGTGATGCTGCGGCACTGCTGGCGCTATTAGCAGCATTGGTCTCCGACGTTTTGGCATTCGTCTCAGACGTTTTCGCGTTCGTCTCGGAGGTTTTGGCATTTGTTTCGCTGGTCTTGGCTGCTGAAGCGCTGCTTGCCGCTGCGGTCTTGGATGAGTTCGCGTTCGTCTCAGAGGTCTTTGCATTTTTCTCTGATGCTGCCGCTGCAGCGGCGCTGGCTCCTGCCGCACCGGCCTGGGCGATCAGCTTTGACCAGCTGGGACCCGTCTTTTTCGAACCGTCTGCCAGGGTTACGGTGACGTCACCGGTGCCCGATAAAATCAGGTCCTGGTTGATGATACTGGTTTGCGCCAGGCGAAAACCTTCCGTGACGGCTTTCGCCAAATCGTCATCAAGTGTGGCCATTCGTGATGTCCTTAAAATAAAAAACCCAGCCGGAGCTGGGTTGGATGTTTGAGGTTGTGGGGATCAGGAGAAGGAGCCGGTACCGCGAGTCACGGTCATTGTTGCAGCAGTGATTCTCATTGTAGCGTTGCCAGAGCTGAGAACGATACTGGCTTCGATGCGCTGCCCGCCCAGACCAGTAACTGCATGTTTTGCGGAGAACCATACCCCACCTACAGGAACGTCATAAGTGAACGTTCGAACGTTGCCTGCAATAGTCACCTGAACAGTAGCCACAACTGCGCCTACGAGCCCTCTCACATATATTAGAGAATCCACAATCGCGTTTTTACTTAAACCGCTATTACTGGAGTCCATATAGACCATTGGTATGCTTGTTGAAACAGCGCTATCTGATCGAGCACTGGCATCTGGGTACACCCCTGTGTTAGCAACGTCACCAACAAAGGATGTCGCTTCCACAGAACCTTTAAAGCTCCCACTGGTCGCCTCAACTCTGCCTTTAAAAATCCCGTCAGTGGCATAGATCGTCCCGCGAACTGTCACGCCGTTAAACGTCGCATACCCGGATTTATTGATATGCCAGCCGACATTGCCGGTCCCGTCCCAGTTGCTGGACTGGATGTAATTCCCGATCTTGCCGTTGTCGATGGAACCGTCCTGGATGAACACCGAACGCATGAACATCTGGCCGCCGGTCGAAGCAAACACCAGCTCCTGCCCGTTCGTCGTCGGGTTATAAACCGCGAACGTATCGGCAGAAATCAGGAAGTTTGAGGCCCCTGTACCGTCAATGCCCAGCTGAATACCCGCGATGCGTTTGACACCGTTCGCTTCCACCTGGACTTTAACGCCCCATTGGGCCGAGAGCTTGCCGTTGATATCAGCAACAGCCTGGCTGGTTGTCTGCACATTGGCATTAGTTTGCCCAATAGACGCTGTGACCTGCTCAATGCTGATCGCCGTCGCGCTCTCCAGATCCGTAACGGCTTTATCAATGCGCGTGATGGCTGCCGCGTTGGTCTGGCCGTTTTGCTCAACCGTGGCCTTAAGCGTCGTAACCTGCTCAGCTACAGCGCTTGTGGCATCCGCGGCGGTCTTCTTGGCTTCGGTGATTTCAGCCATCGTTTTTGTTTCGCCGACGGCAAACGTGACGCGCTGATCAGAGAAAGCCATGAAGTTGGCGAGAGCGTTGCTGACGTTGCCGACAATACCGGCGTCGCGGCTGGCCGTGTTGCCGTCCACGTCAACCTTCAGACTGTCGATACGACGCCCCAGCGCGGAGTCACCCTCCGCACGGGCCGTGGTTTCCGTGCTGATATCCGTCTTATTCTGGTCAGTCGTGGCCTTAACCGCAGCCAGCGCGGTGGTCTGCGCTTTGTTGTTATCGGCAACGGCTTTATCGATGCGCGTGATATCGCCGGTATTTTTTCCGACGGTGGTCTGCAGGCCAGACAGCGTTGTGGCCTGTGCCTCCTGCTCAGTCGTCAGCGTTGCCAGTTCCTGCGTCACAGCGGCTTTGTTGGCATTAACGGTCGATTCCAGCGCCGTCCGGGCTGTCACCTCCGCTTCCTGCGCCGTGATGCGCGCCTGGCGTTCGGTGAAGAGCAAGCCCGAGGCCAGCTTCGACGGGTCATCACCGGTATAACCTCCCCGGATCTGCGTCGCTAACGTTTCTCGCGCTGTGGCTTCCGCCTGGTCGCCCTGGACACGTGCGGTCGTTTCCGCCTGCAGCGCCGCCATACCTGCGCCGGGCGTAGGCCGTCCGAGCGCCACCCAGTCAATCAGGAAATAATTCGTCGCATCCTGCCTGGTGGACAGATCCAGCCTGAACTGATTTATCGTGGTTTCAGTCAGCCAGGGGATATTGTCGAACTCCAGCGTGGCGATCCCGTTGGCGTCGTATGCAGGCTCGGCGACAGTGAGCATGTTGGTGTCGTTGAAGCCACCGGTCCCCCGCCACCGCAGCTGCCCCGCCCAGCCCGGCGCCCCGAACTTCCTGATGCGCATTTTAACGAAGCGATGGGACGACGAGTTAACACCCAGTGAGCCGGGAGACGCCACCCAAGGATCGGTAGCATGGTTCGCCGGGCGTATCCAGCCGTCAACAAAGGTCGGGGTCCCGTTCCCGGTCCAGCCCTCCACTGTCGAATCGAAATACCAGATTTTGAGTGGATCAAACTGTGCGCCAGTACCCGCAGAAATCTGCGCCATCATCTGCGCCAGTGATTCGGTGGTGGTCTGGATCGTCTGATTGACGTTACTGATATCCGCGACGCGCGCGTTCTTTTCGGTCAGCAACGCCTGGCCACGTGCTGCCGCTTCGTCGGTGATGGCTTTTTTACGGTCCGTGACCTCCTGTGCCAGGCCTGCTTTGGTTGCCGCCGACTCAGTTGAGACTTTGCTGATGTCGTCGCGTGCTGACTGAATATCGTCACTGAGATCGGCTATTTCCTTAACGACGTTTTTGAAAGTTTCAGTTTGTTGAATCTGGTTGTCGATATCTACCAGGTAATCAGCTGCAACCGAGCTGCTGCTGCCCTGGATGAAGTCAGTCCAGGCCGACTGGTTACCGGTACGGTCGATAAGGCGCGCGCGGTACCAGAATCCCACCCCGGCTTTCAGGCCCAGCTGCTGATACATGTGTTGTGGATAAGGCACATCCGTAAGCAACATCGCATTCGTGCCAGCTGCATCCGTGGAATACTGAATCTCCGTCTGCAGGGTATCCGCTGTATTTGCAGGAAAATCCCAGTCCAGCTGTACACCCCAGAGTAATGGCGTGGTCCGAAAGTTAGCGGGTACCGGTGGCGCTCCTGTTTTACCTGTTAATGTGACTTCCAGCGATGTGGCCCAGCTCGAGGAAATCTCAGCTGCATTGATGGCCCGGACGCGCACCAGATAGCGACCGGCATAAATGGCAGCCACCTCAAACGAGGTGGTGGAACTGCGCGGTACGTTTACCCAGTTTCCGTCATTGCGGCGCCACTGAGCCTCATAGGCAATAGCGTTCGGTGCCGGGTCCCAGCTGGCGCGCATGGTTTCGATGCTGATGCCCTGATTCACCATCGAGTAGGAGCTGATAATTATATTTCCCGGCGCGAACTGATTGCCGGGAGGGATCACGCTTACCGGACGCTGGTCAATGATGGCACCAGTATCGATGCGGGCATACTTATCCGGATCGTGAGCCGCGCCGGTAACAGTAAACGTTCCGTCGTTATTGTCGCTGATGCTGACCACCCGGTACTGCTGGGCATACAGCTCGTCGGATTCCGCCACCCAGACGCTTTCAGCCTGCGGCGTTTCGCTGTAGGCGGTGCTGACCGTTACTGCTTTTCCGTTCACAGCCTGAATTGTACGGGCCTGCGATGCGCCTGATGGAAGGTTGAGAATCAGGCGGTGACCTGCCTTTGCATCCGGAGCGCGGTCCAGCGTGATCACCCGTCCATTTACTGAACTGATGCGTCCCCCGGTAACCTTACCGGACAGCATTTCATCGGCCACGGCGATGATGTAACCGGGTTGAGGAATGTTGCCATCCAGACCGACATCAAACGATACGACACGATCCTTGTTGTTGGTGAGAATGCCCCAGCGGCCTTTGCGGTTCGCCTCAGACTGGCGGGTGCAGCCGATGGCCGTCATTTCCAGCTGATTGAATCCGTAACGCGCCACCAGGGCCTGCTCAAATACCGGCTCCATCGCATCAGCATAGGCGTTTGAGGGATCGGACCAGGATACGAGCGCTGTGGTATAGCGCGTTTTTGTCGTACTGCTTGAGTAGGTAAATCGGCCATCAACTACGTTAGCGCGGGTATAGCTGTAATCCACATCCCGCGGCATATCCGCCAGGGCAACAATCTGATCACCGCCCCAGTAAGTCATGCCCCGGAATATGGCTGCAAAATCACGGAGAACGGTGTAGGCGTCGTTCCGGTCCTGTATGTACACGTTGCAGATGTAGCGCGGCTCGGTCCCGCTGCCGCCCTTACCGTCCTGCACCAGCTGATCGCAATACTGGGCCACCTGATATAGCGTCCATTTGTCGATGTTCGCCGAGGTGAGACGGTGACCCAGGCCGAACCGGTCAGAAACCACTAGGTCGTAAAAGATCCACGCCGGGTTGTCAGTCCATGCCCACTTAAACGCACCGGTCCAGGTGCCGGTATAGGTGCGGGTTTCCGGGTTGTAGGTGTCAGGTACGCGGATCACACGCCCGCGCGGCTCGCAGGATATCTGCGGGATCGAACCGTTAAACTGGCTTGAGTCGAATTCGATGTAAAGCAGCGCGGTGTTCGGGTAGCGCAGCTTGGCGTCAATCACCTCGGTGAAGCTCTGTAGCGTCATCGTGTCGCCGATCTTCGCGCTGTTTGCATCAGCGGTAAGCTTGCGCAGCCGAATAGTCCAGGTTTTGCCCGCCTGCGGGAGATCGATACGGTGACTGCGCTCATAACCGGATGTTGTTTTCCCGGTCACGCTGGTATTCAGCACCGTCTGCCAGGTGCCGCCATCGGTCTGCAGGTCAATCGCATAGTTAATCGAGTACCCGACCAGATCGCCGTCGTTCTCCTGTTTGAACAGCGAGGGCCATTTCAGGCGAAGACGAACAGCCGAGAGCTGGGCATTGGTAAACGTGCGCGTCCAGGCGGTGGCACTTGATACTTCGGTACCGACGGTAATTTCGTTTTCTGTACCCGGTATGCCCTGGATATAGCTCTGTGCCTGGTTACCCGGGCGAAACTCCCACACCACCCCGCTAAAGTTTGGCGATCCGTCTGCGTTCTCCAGTGCGGTACCATCCAGATAAATATTTTTACCGGTGAGCTGGCCGGAAAACTCTCCCTCACCCAGAGCTATCAGAATTTTGGCCTTCGCCACAGACTGGAGATCATCGGGTTGTTCGGTGGGTGTGCGTGATTTAGAGCCACCGCCTTTGCGGCCCCTGATAGCGGTTGCGTTTACCATATTGCGCCCATAAAAAAAGCCACCCTGAGGTGGCCTGAATGAAAGGATTATTTTTACTGCTGATCTTCGACGTAAATGCCTGCGGAGATGATCGCGCCGCCGATGCGCCGACGTCCGTAAAGCAGGGGAACCGGATAACCCTGTGCTGCGGTGTTCGTTACGCCGCCGAACGCATATGAGGCCCGGTTATCGGCATCCTGTTTGCTTGCTAACCCTGTAGGCTGAGGAGATAGCATTTGGACAACACCACCTAAGGCCAGCGCCGCACCTATTTTCATAGCCGCAGGCCCCCACGCAGCACCTCCCCATGCTTGACCGATTGTTGCCCCTAACGCTCCAACAACAACCAATACAGCGCCTAGCACAGTTTGCAAAAGTCCTGCTTTCTTACTTCCGATCACCACAGGAACAATGCGAATCACTTCTCCAGTTATAGGAAACCCCAAATCATCCTGACCAATATTCTTTTCCCCGCGAAATACGGCATAAGTTAATCCTCGCGATTTGCTTGTGTTCAAATATTTTTCAAACCCATCAAGAGTTTTACTAAGAGCATTTATCGCTTCGGCAGTTGTCATAATAAGCCGCTTGTGTTTTTTCCCAAACGTCTTGCCTAAGACTCCGCCTAATTCTATTTCAGTCATTACTTCTTGCATATTAACTCCAATAAAAAACCACCCGAAGGTGGCTTTTCAAAAACGTGTTATAGACAAGATCGAGTAGCCTTCCCCCAAGGATCGCCAATGCCTTTACTGACGGCATATACTCTCACGTCCGCACCTCCGGAAGGATTGTCACTGATGTCAGCCATAGATAGCGTACCAAACAGATCATCTGCTGCAGAAATCCTATAACCCGTTTCTGTTTCAATACTGGTTGCTTGAGGGTGCAATTCCTGCCATTTAGGAGCCAAACATTTATTCATTTGTTTTGCATCCTTTGAAGAGTGCCCATAATAAATAGGTTCATCCTTCTGTAAGGAAGAGGCGCTACAGCCACTTAGGCTTACAGCCAGTAGAGCGATAATGCTTCTTTTCATGTTCCATTCCCTTCGTTTATCTTTAAAAAAAGATTAACACAAGGTTTTATATCTCAGAACCTTCATTGTCCGTTCTTGCCAGTAGCCTCCATACGGCACACGCTGGCTCAAGTGTCCATAAAGATGGTGCAGCAGCATATTACCTTCCAGCAGGATACCCGCGTGATTCCACTTATTAGACTGAACCTGCATGATCACCATATCACCAGGCTGCGGTGCGCCGTCGAACTCACGGAAGCCGCACTCGTACCAGCATTCCTGATAGAAATTATCCGGGTATTCGTCCTCCCACCAGGGATAATCCACCCGGTAGTCATGCAATTCTATCCCGTGCGCCTGCCGGAAATAGCTCATCACCAGGCCCCAGCAATCGTACACGCCCAGAACAAATGGACGCTCAATGAGTGGGATTTCTCCCCGCGGTAAGATGGTACGTAAGTCACCTTCTGGCCAGCTGACGATGTGCCAGGGTAGCCCGTTGAGATCACACTGTGCCTTATCCATTTCGCTAGGCTGGGTGGTTGCATCGGGGTGGCTGTGAGCGATGGCGGTCACCGGTCCCCATTCTTCGGCGGCTGCGTAATCTTCCGGCGACAGGTGAAAGTGTTCAGTCGGCTCGGTAGCGAGATTACGGCAGGGGAAATATCGCTCCACCCGGCTCTTCTGTGCCACCACACCGCAGCACTCGCGAGGATATTCAGCTGCAGCATGCGCCATGATGGCATCAATGGTTTTCTGGCGCATATCAGCTCCTGATCAAAGATGTGCCCGGAAAACCACCAAACGAGAGTTCGTTATTTTCTCCGAATCGGAGTTTGCAGGCTGAGAGAGTGCCGTTGCATTCATCCAGCGAGGGATCGCTCACCGGATTATTGTTTTTATCGAAATAGCGGGACCCGGCGTAATCGCAACCATCACCAGTACGGTATTTATTACGAATGCACCAGGTGCAAAGAGAATGGAGCTGGCGCGTCGGTATCATCAGCCCCTGTAGATCCATCGGGCTAGAAAGCGTGAACTCTACAACCTCATTCGTTTCACTGCTCTTTGCGTCGATATAAAAAACCTTCAGCTTTTCCTGTGTCTGATCGGCCGTCGTATTGCCGCCAGTGAAGTTTTTCGCGTCAAGATATTTACCCAGCGTGTCATGGATAGTCACCTTCGCCTGCAGCATATCGTCATAGGCCAGACACAGTGCCGTGATTGAACCGTCGAGGTTAGCTACCGATAATTTCGGTTGAGCGCTGCTCCCACTGGTGGAAGCCTCGATCCCCTCAATCTGACAGGGCCACGCTTTATATTCCTGCCCCTGCCACCAGATGCTTTTGGCAGGTAGTTTCGATTCATCGCCACCAGCCGTCACAATCTCTGCTTCAGTATGCGGAACGTTGTAGCTGTGGAAACGCAGCACTTCTCCGGTACCGAACGCCGTGCCATCTACAGAAAAAAGCCGGACCTCATTGCCTGGCTCAAGTTTCTGGTAATCACTGTTTAAGCTCATGGTTTATAAGCCTGCTCAAAAGTTGCGGAAAGGTTGAAGAGTCCGGCGCCCAGCGAAGTCGGAGTGTAGGTGTCGCAACGATATAACCCCATTGACTCAAGTGGCGGGTGCCACTGAAATGCTTTCACACCCTGATGGCGATCGAGAAAAGCTTTAATCGCCGCGATGTACGCTTCGGTACCGGTGAACTGAAGATTCCACTTTTGCGACCGGGGATTAATCCCGTCCCCGGACACCTGCTGGTACCCATCACCAAATTGCGCGGTACGACGGCGAAAATTTACCTCCTGTTCCGCATTGATTCGTGGACACCAGCTGAACGTTTCAAGAGCCATCAGCGACCTCCTTTTGCCAGATTCCAGAGCGCGCCACCCGGGGACATATCACGCCCAATCAGCTCGCGGTAACGTCGATCGACAAAGTTGCCCACTTCACGCCCGAACTGCTCATAACCCCCACTCGCCTGGGTCTGGGTATTGCCGTTGCCATCGATATGGATATTGACCTGCGGCGCACCGCCGCCGCCAGGTGTTACGCCGCCATTTCTCACAGCACGTACGCCCAGCGACCCATCAGCAGCGCGGGTCAGCGGCATGATCGCCTCCGGCCCCGCCTCGCCCATGACGCCAGCTCCTTTTGCAAAGGCGAAGAAAGTCGGCGTATCGACAATGCTGTTGCTGAACGCGCTGAGCGAAGGAGAGTCGTAAACTCCGCCTTTCGCGTTGAAAGCGAAGTTCGCACCTGCGTTCTTAATTGCGGTACCGCCAGTAGCGGTAGCGGCTGACGAAGCACCAAAACTGAACAGCGATCCGATTGAGCTGACGGCATTAGCAACAGCCATGTTGACCAGAACGTTCTGGATAATCTTCAGCACGCTAACGCCCCAGTCTTTCCAGCTATCAACGTTGCCGTTAAGCATATCGGTGATCGTGGTGACCGCGCCCCCCATTGCCTGCCTCATGCCGTCAGCGGCCATAGAGGAATAATCTGTCGCCTCATCTACCCAGTTTGCATAACCTTCGGACATGCCTGTCATCCAGTCCCCGCGCTGGGCATCAGAAGCGGCGTAATACCCATTCTGATCACTAAGTCGCTCTTCCAGGTAGCGCTTATTAAGCGCCAGCCCTTGTTGATAGAATGCCTCATCAATTTCGCCAGCCTGTCGCTGGCGGAGAAGATCGTTATTCTTTTGCTCAAACTCCTTACGTAGGTTGAATTGCTCCTTAAGCCTCTCGCGAAATCGGCTGCCCTGCCCGTAACCAAGAAGCTGTGCATCATTGGCTGCGCGGGCGCTGGCGTTATTGTCTGCAAGGTTTGCTTCGTAATTTCGTAATTGCTCACGCAATTTGACCTGGTCAATTAGTGCGGCGTTTTGTAATACAGTCTTTTTCTGAGCCTCGGTCAGTGAAGCAAGTTCGCCCTGGCTAACCTGATATCTAATCTTCGCCAGTTCGGTATTCTGACCCTGTAACGCGATCTGCTCTTTTTGCTGCTTTATAAGGCGCTTATACACATCCTCTGTTTTTTCGCCTTCGGTTTTAACCCCTTTCGCCTTAGGTTTATTGGCCTCATTATTTCGCCATTCAGACAGACCGTTATTAATCAACTCCTGACGGCCAGTCTGGAATTGCGGGTCACTGGTTAACCCCAGATCGTCTGCGGCATAACTCAGCCGTAAGCGCTCCTTAGCCTCACCCTTCAGTCGTGACAGCTCCAGATCCCGGCGACTCTTTTCAAGAGCGTCGGTTTGCTTTTTATCGAGATCTGCCTGAGGAAGCCTTACTGGAACGTTCGCCAGCCCCTGACGGGCCATAAGAAGTTGATTACCCAGCCCCAGCAAACGGTTAAATTCGTCATGCTGCCCATTCATCAGCAGGAGAGATTGATAAGCCCGGTTTTGATTGGCCGCCTCTTCTCGGATGAGTGCCACCCGTCGATGCTCAAGCCCCTCAAGAACCTGCTGAATAGAAGCGGATTTTTCCTGCATCTGAGCAAGCCTTTCTTGCTCAACAGATAACTGCTCTGTAGCCGTAGCCAGCCCACGAGTCACAGTATCCAAAGATGTCAGGTGGTTAATCATGAAACCACCGCTGGTAGTCGGACCAGGGTTACTGATCACTGACTGATAACCAGCTATCTTCTCTTTCAGGCTTTCAATCTTGCTTTTTTGTTCATCAATCAGCCTGTTCTGTTCATTCAGAGCGGCACGAGTTTTCTCTGCATTATCTGAAGCTTCAGGCAGAGTCATTGCCCTCGACTTTTTACTAACTTCATCGATCGTACTGGCATATTCCTGAGCAGAACGGCGAGCCTGCTCCTGGTTTTGATACATCGCATACCAGGCACCAGCACCTAACATTACCAAGCCTGGAACTCCGCCGATGAGACCAAGTGCGCCGCTCATCAGGCGAGTACCAACAGATGTGACACTATTGAGATTGCTTTGGGTAGTTACACGGTTTGCAAGGTTCCGGTCTCTGGCGGCCTCGGCAGAAGCCAGGCGTCTTTCAGCAATAGCCTGCGCATCGGCGTTTTTAGCTGCCACCAGCCCTGCCTGCGCACGCTCAAGCGCTGTTCTGGCTCTGACTTTCTCTGTTGCAGAACCGCTGGTTAAAGCGGTCGTCAGCCTGGCCTGGGCTGCAGTGACTTTTGCTTCTGCCGCAGCAATTTTCTCTTGCTGAGCGGCCTGAACATCTGCGCTACGCGACCTTTGCACAGCTTGCTGGGCTCGATAAACTTCTACCCTTGAGGCGGCAACGGCAGACTGTGCAGCCTTATCCTGTGCAACTGCAAGAGCAACCTCTGACTTAGCCGCAGAAATTAGCGCGCCGGTTGCGCTCGTAGCGCTGGTCACCACCCCGCTGAGATATTTCGCCAGGCCAACACCAACAAGCGCACCTGCAACTGTTGTTATCGTAGCCATATTGTCGGCAACATCACTCAATGCGCCACTTACTGCCGATGAGGTAAATGAATCAAGCGTCCGGGCAACTCCGTCCAGGCCACCAGAGAGTGCATCGGTAGCACCAGTAGCCTGGTTGACACCTCCAACCCATGCCATGAACGAATTGGTGACTTTTTGCAGGGATCCGGAAACTGTTTGCGGCATGCTGGCAAACTCACCCTGTAATGATCCCAACTGGCTCATTAATGCAGGAACAACCTTATCAATAGTAAGTTGCCCCTGGTCAGCCATGCTCTTCAGGTCTTTGCGGGCCACGCCCATTCCGGCGGCAAGTGCACGGATGACACGATCACCTGCTTCGTTAACGGCGTTAAATTCTTCACCGCGAAGAACGCCCTGCGCCAGAGCCTGGCTGAATTGGGTGATAACAGAACTCGCTTCCTGAGTATTAGCCCCCGAAAGTTTGAGGCCGGTAGAAACAGCTTCGGTAATTTTCAGAACTTCGTCAGAGCTATACCCATATTCACGCATTGAAGCAGCTGCGCGTGAAAAAAGGTTTGCGTTGTCGGAAAATGCCGTGCCAGTTCTTTGGCTGATTTCCATTAACTGGCGCTGAGATGCAGCAAAATCATCAGCAGAGGATGATGCCTGCTTAAGACGAGCGTTTACAGAATTCCACTCGTCGGCAATCTGGATAATCTTGCCAGTAGCAAATGCTGCCGTAGCGGTAGCAGCGGCTCTTCCTGCCGAAGCAAATCCATCTGTTAAATCAGATAAAGCTTTCTCGCTCTCTTTTGCTGCAGCTGTAGCCTGTCTGCTACCGCTTTGCATAGTGCGGTAGTAGTCTTGCCCCATGCGCGAAGCACGAGCTATTTCAGTCTGGAATGACTGTGAGTTAGCTGAAATTTTAATTATCAGTTCGCGCAGAGTAGCCATATTTCACCCAATAAAAAACCCGCCAAAGCGGGTTTATGTTTTCACTGTTAACTATTGTGAATTATGCAAAAGTTCTCAGGAGCGCGAGGTTAAACAAATAAAGCGCCTCACACCAATAATGTCTATTAACCCGCAAGTCCCGCAAAGAACCCCTCCAGCCCGGCGCCTTCCTCTTCCTGTTCCTCAGCGCTCCACTGAAGGATCACATCATCCATGCTGACCTTGGCACCCTGCGAGTTAAGCACGGCAGCGGAAATCTGCGCCGCCTGAATATCGCCGCGCCGATCGCTAATTGGATTGATTCGGTCAAATTCGATCCACATGCGCAACTCCCTGGCCGTCAGGGTTTGCTTCAGTTCATGCAGAGTGCGCCCCAGACGGAGCGCCAGCGTCATCAGGAAGAACGTGCCGGGCTGGCTTACAGCTTTTCCACCTCGGCCGCCGAAGTGGTCAGGTCGAGCGCCTGCTTGAGAAGACGGGAATGCACCGGGCCGTAAAACTGCTCGACCTGCGGCTTATCCTCTTCGCTGAAGACCTGCGTGCCATCTTCTTCCAGTAGCACATCAATAAACAGCACCACATCAGCGCTCTTGTTGCGCAGCGCACGTTCTGCCGCCGTCAGATTTTCTGGCTCGCTTTCTCCCTGCATCGGATTAAGCACCTGCTGCCATTCAAGCCAGGCCTGCGCTGATGGCTCACGCAGTTTTACCCTGGCGTTTTCCCACTCCGGAACGGTGACGATTTTTGTGCGAAAGCCTGCCATAGGTGCCAACGCGAGCGAGCGAAGTGAACTCTGTGAAACCTGTTTTCCCATTTCATTTTTTCTCAGTTTGTAATCAGGAATAGCGGCTTTCGCCGCTGTTATTAGCCTGCAGAAGGTGCCGGAACGATCGGGACGGGCTTACCTTTGATGCGCAGCGTAAACGATGCGGTCACCACCCCGGCAGTGCCCAGGCTCCAGCTGTTCTGACGAACTTCAGCCAGGAATGCATAACCGTTGCCGGATGGGAAGATCACCTGAAAAGCGTGCAACGCATCAGTGTCGTAAGCGGTGCGTAATGTGTTCTGCCCCTCTTCATCAGCAGACCAGTTCCCGGAAACCGTCATTTCACCTGGCGCGGCCAGGCCGTTTGTCATTTCCTGCTCGGTGGAACATAGCGTGGTGGTGTCGATGTCTGACTTTTGCCCACCGGTGTAGCTAAGCTCCTTGGTCGAGCAGTTGATGGATTGCCAGGTGGCGCCAGTGGGGTTTGGTTCGGTTGCAGGATTTTCCGAAATGTTAATTTTCGTACCCTGCGTTTTTTCATACTTAGAGGACATAGTGATCTCCGGATATAAAAAAGCCGCCTGGAGGCGGCAGAGTTAATATGAAGTGTGGAGTTATTGCCAGATCTGAACTTCAAGCGTGGCCCGGTAAAGCCCGGTATCCGGCTCGTAGTCGTTAATCTCGTTTAGTCCGACAGGATGCAGATCGGCCAGAGCCGCTTTAACCTGATCACGTAGCGCCCGGGCATCATCAATCGACGAGGCCCAGGCATCAACCTGAACCGTGCTTGCTGTTTCTGCCGGACCGCAGAAAACATCCTCGCTGACTGAACCCGGGAGCAGATAAATCACCCACGGCGCCGTGGTACCCTGCGGCGTAACGTACGGAAAAACATTTCCGCCTGCCAGCGCTCTGAGCCGCTGATAAATGTCAGCCTCTGTCATTTCGCCAGCACCTCATCAATGGCCTGATTCATGCGGGCCAGCGCTGCCTGCGTAGCCTCTTCCTGCCGGGTGTCAAACGCAGGACGAATAAAGGGGTGCGCAGGCATATTCGATGTACCGAGCTCAACGAAGCGCCAGTAAAAAGCGTTGCGCGGATTGCTGGCCTTCATTTTGTTGTCGCTGTTGCCGGTGTCCGGGTTAACGCCCCGGATATGCACGCCGGAAGCGATTTCGCCGCGGCGGCGACCCTTTTGGGTCACCACCACCACGTTTTTTTTCAGTTTCCCGGTAAGGACGGGCGCACGATCTTCTACCTCCTGTCGCAGAACTTCTGCACCAGCACGTGTGGCATCGCGCAGAACCTTATTATTTTCAGCCCTGCTGAGCGTCTCCAGATCCTTCGCGATATCGGCCAGACCGGAAAAATCAAGACTCGTTGAAATCACTGTTTCACCCCCTTCTCGCAAAGCAATTCGAGCCTGGTGCCGTTCTCTGCTGAGATAGCCGACTTAATGTCATATATCTCACCGCCTCCGGTAGGCGGCAGATGAACGGCTCGCCATCCCGTGGTTACGGGAATGCCTGGATAACGACGCATCCATATCCGGGTTGTGGTGCTGCTCAACTCTGCGCCGCCGTCCATCATCTCCCGGCCCGATACATCCGCGACTTCTGCCCGAACCGAAGCAACATCCACCCAGCCGGTTGCAGGCTGTCCGGACGGTAATCGCCCGGTTGCCGGTTTCTGAAGGATTACCCTGTGCCGCAGACGTCCCGCTTTCATAGGCCATAAATCCGGTAGGGTTGAAGGAGTGCTTCAGTAGAGAAAGCCAGCGCAGATGTCGTGCTGCCGGTGCTGACCGTTTCACGGTTGGTGTACCAGTGGGCAATCAGCATAAGCATAGCCATTTCGATATCTTCGCCATAAAGCAGCGCGTCGGGATCGGCCATGTAAAGTGGATCATCAGCCTTTTCATAAAGACGTCGGCGGGTCCATTTTTCAACGTAGCGTTCCGCGGCTTTTATGCCCGTATCGATCCAGGCGTCGTCTTCCGTGAAGTCCTGTTCGATATTGCAGTGATGCTTCACCTGCTCTTTAGTAAGCATGCGCGCTCCTTACTTACCTTTGCTCTTTCCTTTTGGATCGGGGTCTTTATCCGGTTCCGTTTTTTTGGCACCGGGCTCTGAGGCATAACCGCGTGCCACCAGCTCGCGACCATGCTGCTCCAGCGTTTCGAACTCAGTACCTTCAGTAAGTACATTGCCTTCAAAGTAAATGGGCTTGATAGCGATCAGCTTCATGGCTGTCTCCTTAAAGGAAAACGAAAAGCGGCCCGCAGGCCGCCGTTAAGGATTACGCGCCGCCACCAGCAGCAGGCGCAGTGAAGGATCCGTAGATGAAAGCTTCCGGGCGTTTCACCGCCAGCGCCAGGCGCTCTTCGCAGCGAATCGAGATCATGTTCTTCTCGAAGTCGTCGGCGTTCTCGGTGGAGATCACCACGTTGGCATCTTCACGGTCGAACAGCTGGGCAGCGGCGTTGAATGCACCGGTCAGGAATTTGCCCTGGAATGCTGCAGCTTCGGTCGCCACCACAGGAAGGCCCCACAGGGTAGGCCCGGTCAGGGCCGCCGGGTTCGCCAGGATATAGCGGCCCAGCGTGTCTTTGGTGAGTTCAATCTTCGCCCAGTCGATGAAGTGCAGGACGTGGCCGGAAGCCGGGAAGCGCGCCAGCTGCGCCTGCAGCATTGCGAGGCGAAGATCATCGATGCCGTTCTGCTGCTCAACAGTAAAGGCAGCGTCATAAGCAGACGCCTGCGGGACGATGCCTTTCAGGTGCGCGCCGGTACCATCGCCGAAGAGAATCTCCTGCTCTTCGACATATTTCAGGCCGTAACGCATTTCAGCGTCGATAGTGGACTGCAGCTGTGCAAAATCATCCAGGATCTGTTTGGACGCTTTGAACATATGCGCGATGGTGGTCACCGGCGTAATCTGCGTGGCGAACTGGATATCGCTGTACGGTTTGGCGGTGCCTTCCGGCACAACCTTCGCCGCATTGGTAAAGCCAGTCTGCTGCACCCAGAAGATGGCTGGCGCAGAGGTGCGGCCCGGGGCAATCAGATCCCGGATGAAGAGACGCTGCTTCGGCGCGGTATCAATACCCGGCAGGCGCTGCGGCTCAACCACACCGGTTGCCACGTCAGTGGAGATCAGCGCAGCATTCACCGGAACGCTGACGCGCTTGCCGCCTTCAACGCTTGCCGCGAACGCTTTCAGCGCTTCACTGCTGATAACGGTCTGGCCGACGGTCTCGATAATTTTTGTAGCGCTGGCCAGCGGCATCTGAGCTACCTGCTGCTCAATTTCACCTACTGAAGATTTCAGCGACTTAAGCGCATCGTTCAGCGCATTGTGTTCAGTGGCAATTTTATCCACTGCCACTTTGGTTTGCGCGGACAGCTGACCAGAGCTTTTAGCCTCCTTCAGCGCGTCCTCGGCTTTCTGGCTGAAAGTGCCGGAAACTTCTTCCAGCTTCGCAGAAACTTTTTTCAGTAATTCGTTAACTTCAGACATGGTCTTTCCTTATTGGCCGAACGCCGCCAGGGCGTCTTCAAGTTGTTTGATATTGTCAGGGTTGATTTCTTCGGTAGCGCCCGGCGTACCTTCAGGGATGGCAGCAGCGCCTGGCTTGCTGCCGGATAAGGCTTTAAGAAGTTTTCGACGCTCAGAGCGCGGCGTATCGGTTTTGGCCAGCAGCGCATCAAGCTTGCGCAGCGCCGCCGCCGGGCTGTCGTCGTCGTCCGCGATTTCATCAGCGGAGAGGAGGCTGTCAGCAAATCCTTTCGCCACCGCGTCACTGCCGCCAATATAGGTTTCGCCGTCCATCATCTTTTCGACGGTGGCGGCATCAAGACCGCTGCGTGCCTGGTAGATATCGCTCATCGCTTTATCAAACGGCTCCATGTCAGCGGCGATCTGCGCCAGGTCGTGACGGTTGCCCATCGCGTAAACCCAGCAGTTGTGGATCATCAGGAATGCACCGCGCCCGATCTGCACGTCGTCACCGGCCATCGCGATGACCGACGCCGCCGACGCTGCCAGGCCCAGCACCTTCACAGTGACCCTGCCTTCGTACTCGCGCAGCAGGTTATAAATCGCAAGACCCTCGAACATGTCGCCGCCGGGGCTGTTGATGTTGACCGTTACGTCAGCGCCATTAAGGGAGCGCAGCGCACCAGCAATGCGGCTGGCTGTCACCCCCTCCCCCCAGAAATCAGCGCCGATCACGTCGAAGATAGAAATGCTGTTGTCACCGTCCCGGGCAGCACGGATGCCACCGTTCCAGCGCTCCATTGCCGCAGCTGGCAGATCGGGTTTTTCGCGCGCAAAAGGTCGCCCCTCCGGCGCAGCCGGAAGGCTTTTAATCGTCATGGATACTCCTAAGCCGCCTGTTTCAGCGGGGACTGTTCGAAGGGGATGTCGGGGAATACGTGGTTATGGACCTGTCGCAGCGCGAAAGCCTGTGCTGCCTGGCTGTTTTGCTTCAGGTCTTCAAGCGGCGTCAGGTTGAGCTGTACCGTATAAAGATCGCCGCCCTCAATCGGTGGCATGTTCTCCAGGCGGCGCACGTCGTTACGGGACATCCAGCCGTTCTGCAGCGCACTGGTGTAGTACGCCGCCCGGCCAGCACTGTCGGCGCGCAGCAGGCCTTCTACCGAGAACTCGGCAAAGAGGTCCTCTTCACCATTCAGCAGACAGCGGGAAATCTCCTGCTCAATATTCACCAGCAGCGGGCGCAGCGTGTGGGTCAGGAACTGGAGATTCATCCCTTCCAGACTCGATGCCCAGCTGCTTTGCTTCGAGGTATGCCCAACCATAAACGGCGGCACGCGGAACCAGCGGCAGATTTCCTCAATACTGAATGATCGACTTTCCAGCATCTGGGCATCTTCAGGGTTCATGGTGACACCCTGATATTTCAGGCCGCCCTCAAGCACCATGATTTTTCCGGCGTTTTTGGAACCGGTAAACTTCGCCATATAACCGCGAAGTCTTTCCCGCTGATCTTCGTCCAGCGCATTGTCCGATGAGAGAAACCCGGAGCTTTGCAGGCCCTGTTCAAAAATCTTTGCAGCAGATTCTTCAACTGCCATCGCGGAGCCGATTACATCCCGACCCGTCCTCATCGGCATCATGCCGCAGACACCATCGAGACCGAACCCACGGATGTGCATCAGGTTCTTTTCGGGAATAACGCGTTTCTTGCCATCCTCGGTGTACGTGTATTCCAGCCGCCCGGTATCAAGCCGCTTCACCACCATGTTCTGGGGCAGCAGTGGCACCAGCGACACCAGCTTATTGCCGATAAACAGCTTCTCGACAAAGGCATTTCCGCGCAGGCAGATGCTGGCCACCACCATCAACATAAAGCGCGACGGCGTCATTTCCAGATTGGGACGGCGACAAAGCACCTGGTATACCGGATGGTTCTGCGCCAGCTTGCGCGAGCCATCTGCCTGTCGGGTGTAAATCTTAACCGGCAGCGTGGACACCGACTCGCTCAGAAGCCGGACGCAGGCCCAGACGGCCGAAAGCTGGATCGCCTTATCTGCCGTGACCACCTTGCCGCTGCTGCTCGTGCCATACCACTCCTGCCAGAACGTTCCGGTAGTCAGGCTGATGGGCACGCCCAGCCAGTTGAGCAAGGCGCTTTTTACCTTGCCCGGCTGCTTAATTTTCTTCATCAGAAACCTACCATGATGGGGTTGTCAAAGAATCCACTCAGGTCCTGCTGGTCGTTGCCACCGTTAACAAGCAGACGGCTCATTGCGGTAAACAGCGCCGCCGGGCCGTCAATCTTGGCTTCCGGGGTCGATTTGTTGGGGAAGATATTGTCATTACGATCCGGCCGAACCGTCACATTCGACATCATCCAGTTCATCACCGGGTGATTGCTGTGATGGAGCCGTCCACCGTAAACCAGCGCCTCGACTTCCTTCATGGCTTCGGAGAAGTTACGGACCGTCTGTGGAACCTCCACCAGAGGCAGGCCTTCCTCGGCAAGCGCCAGGCTGAACTGCGTGGCACTCCACGGGTCAAAACCGATTTCTTTCAGGCTTTCACCGGCCACCCACGCCTGAAGTTCTTCCTTGATCTGTGCGTGGTCTATCACATCCCCGTCGGTCAGGATGAGCTTGTCCAGTTCCGCCCATTTGTGGTAGAGCTCGGCCATCTGCCGGGAACACTTCTCAAGCCGCCCTTCCGGCAGCCAGAATTTAAAGTCGGTGTGAACGTGCCCGTCGGGAGAACGCCAGGCTTTTACCGCGGCGCAGATATCGATTTTGTTCGCCAGATCGACCCCCACCCAGAGCGGATAGGTTTTCAGTTCATGTGCCGGCGCGATGAGTTCGCATTTTTCCCACTTCAGCATGTCCATCCAGGAAGACTCCGCCGTAACCCAGATATTCATGTGTTTGGTGAAAAAGTTAACGCGGGCGGACACCTGCTCTTTGGCCTTCTTCGCCAGGCGACGCAGATCGTCCCAGCGCTTGCAGATGCCGAGGCCCGGATTCGCCTTCTGCCAGACCGTTTCATCGAAAGGGTCGTCGCCTTCGTCCAGGGTGTAGATGATGGCAAAGAAGGTATCGTCCTTAACCGCTCCTTCCACATCGCTGTTGAAACCGCGCAGTACCTTGATGGCATAATCGCGCAGCTCATAGCAGATGCCTTCTTTATTAAAGCCGGCGGTGGTAATGCCGAACAGCAGCGACTGCAGGCGCGCACCGGTTGCTGTCTCCAGCACGTCCCAGACGTCACGAGTTTTATGGGCGTGCAGCTCGTCGACAATGCCGCAGTGGATGTTCAGGCCGTCCAGGTTGTTCGCGTCGCTGGAAAGGGGCTCGAACTTCGACGCGCTCTGCTCCTGGTAGATCGCCAGCTTGTTGAACTCAAACAGGCGGCCCAGTGTCGCTTTCGCTTTCTTCACCATGTTTTTGGCATCTTCAAACACGATACGCGCCTGGTCGCGGGTTGTGGCCGCCGAATAAACCTCAGCGCCGCCCTCGCCATCTGCACCTGCCATATACAGGCCGACGCCGGAGGAAAGTGTGGATTTCGCGTTCTTACGCGCCACCTCGTTGTAAGCGGTGCGGAACCGCCGCACCATAACCGGGCGGCCGCTGCCATCGTTGCGCAGCACCACGTCGCCGGTCTCCTCGTTCACCAGCGGGATCACAAACCCGTAGATATTGATGAGAATGAAAATATGCCAGTCCATCAGGTCGATGGGCTGACCGGCCTGCGCGCCCTTAACATGGGGTATAAATTTGTAGAAATTCAGGATGTGCTGCGCCCTGGGTTCGCTGAATAAGATCCCACGCGCCTCGCCGTTTTTCAGATCGTCCAGAAAACGCTGGCATGCCAGCCGGACAAACTCACAGGCAATAATCTCCCCCGCCACGACGCGCTCGGCGTAGCGGATACCCTCTGCAACCTTAGCCATTAATCCCTCGCTTTCATGAACTCAGCCAGCGGATCAACCGCATCCGGCGTTTTGGTGCTGACCTTCGACCGACTGGCAGGCGTCATGCCGAACTCGGACAGCATGGCGCGGAGACGCTTCCAGGCATCAGCTTTCATGATGGCGGCCGGGTGAGCCTTGATCATGCGAATCTCTCGCTCTTTGCCTTCGTCTGGCTCTTCGTCGCTATAAACGGCGTAGGTGTAGCCTTCTCTCTCCAAAGTATCGCAGTGATGCCGGTACTCGGTGTAAACCTCAACCAGAAGCTCAAGCGCCCTTGCATCCAGCTGCGACATCACGCCGATAGCATCAAGCTCCTCGGCCATTCGCTTAAACCAGTATTTCCCCTGCTTGTCGAAATGCTTCGGTGTTGGGGGTACCCCAGCAGCTGGTTTAGGTTCGTTTTCGTTGATCGGGCGTTTTGATGGGTTACCCCTCACCAAACGTAGATGGGTCGGGGTTTTCGGCGGTCCAGACATAATCGAAAACTCCTATTAATCATCGAATGGGGGACCCCATAAAAAAGTTTTCTAACCTGCGGCGATGTGAAAAGAGGTTAGGCGGCGGTCCTTAGCAGGCAGGGGCCTGAACTTTTGACCCGCCCTCCCCTAGTAGTGAGAATAGATATCATTCACCTCAAATGATTGCATTTGAAATCATTTTGCGTTTCATCAGTCGAGATGGAAGTCATCACTGAGGTTACGGCGCCGCGCGCTGCTCGCATTGTGCGGGCAGGCGCTGGAGTTATGGCCTGACTGGCCGCAGTAACCGCAGCGCAGGTTCGCACGGCGGGCTGAGCCTCCCCATGTCTTTGGGCAGTTCGCTACGGTGTGCAGCGTCGAGCCGCAGTAGGTGCAGCGTGTATAGCTCATCGGGCTCTCTCCGTTGCGGTCTTGCGCTTATGGCATGGCCAGCACAGCGATTCAAGATTGCTGTCGTCGTCTGTGCCGCCGTGAGCTTTCGGGATAACGTGGTCGACCGTTTCCGCTGGGCGTGGTCTGCTGTTGCGCAGGCACTGCTGGCAGATGTGTCGATCACGCTTAAGGATGCGGGCGCGGATGATATCCCACTTACTGCCGTAGCCACGCTGATGGCGGCTCAGGCCTCGCTGGTGCTGCTGCCACCCTTCGTTACGGTGCGCATCGCAGTAGCCGGAACGGTCTGTGGTGGTGCCGGAGCACCCGCGTTTACGGCAGGCGCGCGGGATAGCTGCTGGCATATTGTTGGCTCCAATAAAAAAGCCCCGTGTGAGTGAGGCTGTACTTTACTCACTATAGGGGATATTTGCGATTTATCCGCTATAGCCATTACGATGGGTCTGCCCATGGTGATGGCAATAAAAAAGGCCGCTATTGCGACCTTGTCTTAAGAAGATGAGATTAAAGAAGTTTAATTTTTACGTCATAACCTTCAAGACCTGTCATTGTTTCGCGAGCAACAAACTGAATTTCAGAAACTTCTTTTCCGGTTTTCTTTTGTAGTTCTGAGATTTTTTTTGCTATCAGCGCGGCAATATCTTCTTCTGCCTTTTGCGTCAGAGCTTCAACTTTCATTTTTACCTCTTCTGGTTCATTTACCATTCAGATTCTCCAGCAAGGTGACAATGGTTGATGAACGGTCCTTAACCGTAACTGTATATAAATTATAGACTACCGATAATGCAGATGCTGCATGCTCATAGGATTCGCTAGCAAATTCCTTCACATGGCATCCCACCACGTTAGTTTTGCTCACGTTGATGGCAATAAAAAACCGCCCGGAGGCGGTTATATTCAGCAGGTCAGCATGTTATCTGTGAATGACAAACAGTGATTTGCATTTAGGGCAGAGCAACGGCAGCTCTTGCCGTACTTTTGTGGAGGGGTGGTTCGAGTTATGGCCGCATATCGGACAAGACACTGTTGTTTTGGTCGCCGCTTCAACGCGTTTAAGTGCGTAATCGAAGAATGACATAATTTTTAACCTCTCTAAGAGTGAGGTCTATCATAACACGGCTGGCTACTTTTTAATCACAACTGACCACACCTTAGCACTTAATCACCTTGTTAATAAACTGCTATCGGTTGGTTGTTTGCAGTTCGCCTGCCACGCTTTGTTATGCGCCAGGATGTCTTTCTTCGTCTGCATATCCAGCACATCAATATCATGATCGGTCAGGTAGATTGGCTTTACCCAGTCACAGGCGGTATCAACTACCACCGGGGCGCTGCCACGAGTCACGCAGCTCGCGATCAACATCATCGCCAGGCATATGGTTAACAGTCTGCTGTACATTGCTGGCCTCTTTCGTTGCTTCAACCCGGCGCTCTGCCACAGCGACCGTGGCCGCGGCGTTATCTTCGGTTCGCTGCTGGTCTGCTTTTGCTTCGGCTTTGCTGGTGCCGCGAACGTGGCCCAGGCCAAAAGCGCCAGCAATGGCTGCTATCACTGCCGCGGCCAGACCGATGATCGTTTCAATACCCATATTGACCTCACACCAGCACGGATTTTGCCAGGTTAAACAGAATGCGGCGTTTATCCAGCCCGTTGCGGCCGCCATTGATGATCAGCGTTACGCGTTCAACATCGCCGGAGTGAAGAAGGCAGCCGCGAGATGCGTAGAACCATGCAGCTGATCGGGCAGCGTAGACATCCTGCTCCAGCAGTTCGGGGTGAGTCACCAGGTCCAGCTTCATGTACAGGCCGCAGCTGCGATAGTTGCTCAGCCCGGTGATCTGTTTCAGACCGCGCCCGCGGTATTTCCATCCATCGCCCGCTACTTGGTTACCTAGGTTCTTTTTGCCCCACTCATTACCATAAACCAGATTGGCGATCGCCTTCTGGTTGGCCGGCTGCGTTGCCGTTCTGCCGAGGGCGGCGGCCTGCTGTGCTGTGATGCGGTGACTACCGAACGTTGGTACCAGGCTTTCAGCCGCATAGTTCAGGTTTTCCACCAGCCGGGTAAAGCCACCGGACTCATGGCCTATCTGTGCGATGAACATGGCCTGATCGAGCGGCGCAGTAATGCCGAACTCTTTCATAGCTGCGTCGATATGCGGATACCAGCGCGCAGCTAACCCGGCGCTGATACCAGCCGCCTTCTGAAATTGTGTTTGGTTCATTATTGCCTCAGATGATCAACCAGACGCGCAACATTGCCTCTGACGGCAACCAGCACTGAAAGGAAAATGACGTTGACCCCTATGGTGGCCCACGATGAATGAGGGTAGATTCCGCACAGATAGGCCAACGGCACCGCGCTGTACGTGACAGTAATCAGCCAGGCTAATCGAGAAATCCACGGGCGATGACGTGAATCACCACGGCGGTAAAACATCAGAGTTATCACCACCCCTGCGCAAAGCAGAGCGTTCAGAGTTGCTGTCGGGTCATTTAGTACCACCAGAACCTCCCCGGCGCGTTATCAGCGCCACCAGCGAGCCGACATCCTGGTTGTTCAGGAACGTCAGGATTTTGACGGCTAATGCAGAAACAATAACGGCACCAATGGCGTCCAGAGGTTTATCGCTGTAACCGGTCCAGTTAGCCAGCTTCGAACCCACCAGGCCGGCACAGAGAATACCGGCGATATAAGACACAACAAAATATGCCATTCGGCGTGCCGCGCCCAGGTCTGCGGCTGTGGCGATGTAGAATACAGCCCCTGCAAACGCGCCAAACACCACACCGTAATCTGTCCCGGTCAGCAGTCCATAGACACTGGCACCCGTAAGGGCACCACCGGTCAGCCCAGTGCCGGAAATCGGATCGGACATTTAGCCCCCTCTTATTGCCATGAGTCCTCTCAGTACGAGGGGAAACAAAAAAGGCCGCCAATAGGCAGCCTTCAGATATTTATCAATTGATATTATCTTGGAAGATGTTGTGGTGGGCCAATCCAAGAGAAAGAGTTAAATGCTTCTTGAATTATCGTAGTGATTTTCAGCATTGATTCCTCTGAAACATCTACTTCACCATAGTGACCATCGGCCATGGTGTACCCAAGTTTGGTCCCATGCAAGTTACTAAGCATCAATGCTCCTGAAGGCGCAACAACGAAACCGTTATCAATTGGTTGAAGTTGTAAGGGTTTTGGCTCTCTTCCAGCGCCAAGACCACGCGCCCTATCTTCTAAATGTTGCGCTGAATTTCTCACAGCTCTTAAGTTAGGGAAATCATCGGCAATCCTGGCGTGTAATCTTTTAATTTCCGGAGGAGCACCGTTTTCTTCAGATATGACTTTTAAAAACCTATCTATCGTGTCGAGAGCATTGAGAAAGGATTTGGCATGCAAAAAAATAAATCGGTGCTGATGACTTGATGGAATTTCTCCATTACTCCATTTCTCTTTTTTAAAGCGAGTCTCAACTTCAATTGCCACTTTCTCGCTACGGTCATAAGGCAGCAAGCCCAACTCCTGGCGGACTTGTACTTCTAAATCTCGACGCTTTTGCATATCATCCTGCCACCGTTGATGATCGAGGCCAACATTACCAGACCTATTATGCATTTCGAGATTGAATAAATTTAATGCGATGTTAGCGTCATAAAACGCTGTTTCCAGGTGACTTAATAGTCTTTCAAGCTTCCAGCCCAGTTCTAAATCTTCATGGCTGATATTGCTACCAGGCTTAGTTAATTCAAAAATCAGCATTTGTTTGATCCCCAAGATAAAGGCCAAACAATTATATTACCGCTATATAGAATTTATCTATTTTGGATGCACTAAAAAAAACCCGCTCGATGGCGGGCTTCTTAACGCTGAACATACAATGCCCATCGTTAACGTCAAATTTACACAAAAACGGCAACTTTGCAAGCAACGTGACGCTAAATAGTGAGATTTATATCAAATTATGCGTTCTTGTTACTTTCTTCAACTGAGTGTCTGCGTTGCTTTCCTCCTGAAAGCATTTCGTCACCAGGCTTTCATAGAACGGCTTCCAGCTATAGCGCCAGGTGCGATCAGGAAGGCTGTCCAGCTCGGCCAGAACGCCGCGATACGCCACTGATGATTTCGGCCTGCTGTATCCTCGCCCCTCACAGCGTTTGCACTCCTTATAAACCGGCGCACCCTGCAACTCAGTTTGCTTTCGGTCGAGGGTTTGACCAGATCCGCCACACTGGCAGCGCTTACTGATCTGGCCGGTTCCTTTGCACTTGCCGCACAGCTGGTGGTCAACATCCTTTACCTCGCGGAAGACTTCAAAATCAGATGGAGACTGACCCAGATCCTTAGCAAATTGAGGCAGGCGCATTGTGTAATGACTTTTGGTAATCACGCTGGTCCTGGTTATGAAGCCCTTGCCCCGGCATTTCGGGCAATCTGAACTGTCAGCTGCTGATGAGGCGTAATCCTTGAATGCGAATCTGGCGAGGATCCGCATACAGAGAGGGAATTTTTTGCCAGCTGCTTTACGTACGGCCATTGGTGCGTGCTGCTTGGCGTATTCTGTCAGCCAGTTGATAGCGGCTTCTTTATCCTGTGGGCTGATGCCAGCCTTCCCCAGATACATGGCAAGACCGATCCCGGCGTCGGCTTGGGTCATGCCCAGCGCCGCCATGATGTCGGTTACCGTTAACTGATCGCCCGCGGTTGCGCGCACGCTATCAGAGATGTGCATCCCTTTCGGTGCAAAAAACTTTAAAACTCCGTCCAGATTCATAGCGTTCTCCACTCCGTCTACGCCAGTGCGCCGATGGCCAGCGCCCGGTCTAATGTTTTCAACAGCAGCTCCGGCTGCGTGCCGTACTTCGCTTCAAATGCCACAGCGTCAGCGTGCAACTCGTCGTGATGCGCCCTGCACAGCGGTATCACGAACAAATCATGCGCTTTGGTGCCCATGCCACCCATGCCGTGGCCGATCAGGTGGTGGGGGTCGTCTGCCGGGTTCTGGCAACATGCGCACTGCTGCGCCTTTACCCAGCGGGTGTACTTCTCATTTTGCCAGCGTCGGCGCTTAGGCCTGAGCATGAAGGATTCGGGCGTCTCCGGATCTACATGCAGCGCCAGCACCTTTTTAACGGCCTCCTCTATGATGCTGGTGGGCGGTACCGACGGCACAATGTCAGCCTCACGCGTCACCGAATGGAATTTCTCAGCCGGGATACGCATGACCTTGCGTGCCACCGCTTCCGGGATTACGTGGGGCAGCTTATTGATCGTCAGCCACCAGCACAGTTCTGGAAGAGTCACCGGGTGGGCATCATCGAAACCCAGCCCGGCGCGAACAACCGACAATACCCAGGCTACCAGGTTCTTTCGTGCAATGCCCGACAGTTCGGCAGTAAATTGCTCTCGCACCCGGATATCACAGGCCCAGCACAACCGCAGCGCGCCGGGTGCATGCCGCATGGTGACCATTTCGTGATGGTGATAGTCGCTGTGGCGGTATTGGCAGCCAGATTCACGCATTAGCCAGGCCTCAAGGCATGACAGGCCACCAGATCGCTGAATAACATCGGCATGCTCAAAGACAGGCACCATCAATGGGTCCTCTGCCAGCGGCTGGCCTGCCGCTGGAAGTTCACCGGTTGGCAGGTTGGCCAGGCGCTCCGGCTCGTTCTCCAGCAGAATGCGCCCTCGATGGAAATGCGGCATGAGTTCAGGACCAGGCCGGAAAGCCACGATCCCGAACTCCTTCACGACGACAGGGGTAAGTAACGCTCTCACGCAGCATTCCCTTTAGCGATATGCTCTGCCCATAACCCACCAATCCACTTCACCCCTTTAGCCGTGAAGCGCGCCTGACTGAAGGCGTGGTTGGAAGTGTTAGAAGTCCCGGTTTTAACTTCAAAACGTCCGGCGTCGATATGCTGGTGCCGCGGCGTCAGCGCACCGCCGAGCCGGTACATGATGTCGTTCTCGATCAGGAAAAGGCGGAATTCTGTTTCTTTGGCTTTAAGCAGCTTTGCCACCTGGCGGAATGAAAGTGAGCCGTTGGCGGTACAGTAGCGATCGACAAATTCGACTTTTGGTGCCGCGGCGGCCAGCTCTAGCGCCAGCCTCTCTTTTTGCTCGGCAAGATCAGCAGCAAGACGCAGCGCCTCTGGTAGGGTCTGAGGGACGCTCATCTGTTGGCCGCTCTCCAGTTCCTGCCAACGGTCAACCAGGCGGGCAGTAAATTCGGGGCAGAGCTGCGCAACAATCACATAGCTGTCACGCTTATTCACCTGGTAGTGGTGATACTCCTGGCCGTTCTGCGGATGGGTGTACGGCAATGCCGTATACCCCTCGATGACTCCTTTACCCATCAGTCGCTCGATAGTAATGCACACATCAGGGTGACGTGAACCTACAAGCGCGGCGATATCCCGGCTGGACATAGTCATCGTCTGGCTTGCTGCTACAGCGTGATGTGTAGCGCAAAGAGTGAATATAGTTGTCTGGTTCATGCGTTTCTCCACTTATCAGGCGGCTGCACCCGCCGGTTCGTACTTACTGATCGTGATTTCGACCTTTCCTTTCTGCGTTACTGGCCCCCACTCCACCAGCATTCGCTTAATCTGGCTGTCATCCTCCCAGATGCCTGCGTGGGTCAGCGCGTCGAAGAGCGCCTTGTTGTAGTTATCGATATCGCGGCGCCGCACGTCTGGTGGGCAGAGGAGGATCTCTACTGCAGCAGGTGATGTGGATGGCTTAGGCAGTCGGCGAAGCTGCTCAATGATCGCCGCGCATGCCTCGCTCTGGTAAGCACGACCTTTGGCGCTGATGAGGTGGCGACCGGCCAGCGGCCCCTTATTCGGGGCGCGCCAGTAGGTGTTTACGCTTGGTGGGAACGGCAGCACCAGTTTCATTTACCCTCCGTAACCGGCTGCGGTGGCTGACTGTTGATTTTTATGCCGCGATGCGCGCCTGGGACTATCGTTATTGCCTCTTTGCGCTGCAACGCACGCAACTGCAGGGCGGCCGCATTCGGCGACACCACGCCCATCAGGCGGGACAGCTCTGAGATAGTCGGCGGATAACCGTGCTCGCTCTGGTATTTCACCAGCAGATCGAAAACCTCCTGCTGGCGCACCGTTAATGATTTATTGCCCACTGCTACCCCCTAAAGAACCGCTACGATATCGCTGACGGTTTCGCGTGTACTGGATTTACTGGATATCGCGCGCCGGGCGCGGACGTAGTTGAGTTTGAAGCCGTGCTGCTGGTACAGCTCGATGATGCGTGGCGCTGATGAATTGCTGATCACCACCCTGGCACCTCTCTGATGGGCGGCAACACAACATTCCGCCAGGGTGATCTGGTCTTCCCAGCTAAAACCGCCAGGCGCATAGTTGGTGAACCCGCCGGTACCCGGCAGCGGCTCATACGGTGGATCGCAGTAAACGACATCGCCCTCGCCAGCCAGAGAAAGCGTGCGGCGGAATCCGGCATTCATGAATACGCAGTTGCGCGCCAGCGCAGTGAACGCCTCGATCTCTTTTTCAGGGAAATATGGACTGGAGTATTTGCCCCAGCCAACGTTGAACTTTCCGGCGAGGTTGTAACGGATCAGCCCGTTGAAGCAATGCCGGTTCAGGTACAGGAAAGCGGCGGCGCGTTCCGGCCCGGCCAGCATCTGCCCGTTGAAATCATCGGCGACGTCGGCATACCCTGCGGCGCTGTTCCCGGTGCTGAACAACTGGCGGGCATGACGAATTACGACATCCGGTACCACAGCCAGCATCTGGTACAGGTGGATCAGGTCTGCGTTGATGTCCGCCAGCAGGAAAGAGTCGTGCTTACGGGAGTTGATGAACACCGAGCCATCACCAACAAACGGCTCAATCAGGCGCTGCCCTGCGGGGATCAGGCGGTCGATATCAGGCAACTGGTGGTATTTGCCACCAGCCCACTTGAGGAACGGACGTTGCCAAGTTCGCGGTGACGGCTCTTCAGTTGGCAGTGTGGGCAGTGTGGCTGCAATACCGTTACAAACAGATGCGCATCTCATCCGTTCACCACCCGGAAGCCTTTGGCTCCCTGCGAATAGTCGGTGCCGACATAGCTGGATTTAAAAAGCGGATCCTCTTTGATGCCGGAACTTGCTGGAGTCATCCAGTCGTCTTCGTAGTGCCTGTCAGGGCCGAAGAAGGTTTTGGCCTGTTTCACGAACTCGGTCCCGGTCTTGCCTGTTTGAGCAACAAACCCGGCATAGCGCTTAACGCCCTCCAGCATGACGAGAGGTGAAACGCCTTCGCGAACACGGGCATCCCAGGCTTTCAACGCAGCGCTTTTCGAGTTACCACCTGCCCGCTTCGGATATAACGCCCAGGCCAGATCAAATAAGTTTTCATTGACTGGTTCATTGACTGGTTCAGAGAACTGACTGGTTCCGGGTGCAGCTCCTGCACCACTAACCGGTGCAGCAGATTCACCACCTGGTGCAGGAGATTCACCACCCGGTGCAGGACGTGCGCCAGAGGGTGCAGCATTTGCACCACTGGGAAGGTTGAGTTTATAAACGTTGGTACGGTTCAGACCTGTTGCCGCCTTGCGGACTTCAACTGATACCAGACCATCCTCAACCAGCTGTTTGATATGGTTTTGCACAGAGCGCTCAGATATCTCGCACTGCTCTGCGATATAGGGAACGGAGGGCCAGCATTCGCCCTGATCACTGGCGTTATCGGCTAGTTTGATCAGCACGAGCTTGCGCAGCGGGTTACCCACTTTTGCTTTCATGGCTCTGACCATTAATTCCATGCTCATCTGGACCTACCTCAATTTCCCTGAAATCGCGTTTGAAGACCTGGAGTGGACTTGAGCACTCGTGTGGGTAGCCAGAACGCAGGTAGATAACGCGCTGCGCTTCTGGTTCCCAGCGGATGACACGAACGGGGATCCCCCGGCGGTCTTTAAACCATCGGTCGAGTTCGCGCATAAGGCCTTTGCCCTCCGGTAGTACACACCCACGATTGCAGTGGCGCGGCTGTGGTTACATGCCACCCAGCGGTTTGCTACTCTGCGTTCATACCGAAACAGCGGAAGGCCCGGCACCGGGATCATCCGAAGTTGCGGCAAGCGGTTCTTTACCGTTAAACTGTTCATGCGTTAGTTTCTCCACTGATACGACACGCCAAGGCGCCCGGAGCTGCACACTCGCGGGCGTCACTCTTTTCTGGCGCACAGAAAACGCGATACAACAGCGTTAAATGTTCCTGCCACTTCTGCATAACCTGATAACTGTTCTCTTCGATTTGCTCGCGTTCGGCCTGGTCAATCACGCCATCAGCAGTAGCCTTGCGAACGTATGTCGAGTGTTTCCCGATCCACTCAATAGACTCCATCAGGCGCTGATTGATATCGGCGTTATCCACATCCTCAACATCCACCAGCGGAACGTTGACGCTGTTCGACTGACGCGATACCGCATCAGCGATGTGCTTGGTGCCGCTGGCCTGCTGGAGAACCATCGCCCAGCCCATTGGGAAAATCTGATCGCCGCCGGTACGCAGGCGGTTAAAAAGCGCATCCTCTGTCACGCCCAGCCATTCAGCGGCCTCGGCGTAACCGCCCGGCAGGCTTGAGATGGTCTTTTTAATTGCCGCCACCAGCCATGCGGGCTGTTTTTCGACTTGCCAGTGTTGTTGGTTATCCACGGTTAACTCCTTGATGCTGTGGTGTCTTTTCTTCACGATCTTGGTTACTGTTTCGGGTAGATGTCCGGTCGCAAATCAGATTTAGTTATTGCGCCAGCTGTGATCTCTTCGAGCTTTTTGGCGAGGGCGAATCCTGCCTTTTTGTAGCCGTTGAAAACCAAACGCAGATAACCGGGAGTTGATTTGACGTTTACTGCTAACTCGCACTGCTGCTCTTTCGATAAAGAGTCCCAATACTCTTTCATGATATGTACCTCCTGTGTACATATTACATGAATAATATGAACCTACAAGGTACTTGTACCTTTAAGGTACACAATGTTTAATTCTGGGATGAAAACGATTCAGGAAATTAGGCGGTTAAACGCCAGAAAACTGCGTGACGGTGTCGGCGGAAATACTTACTTCGCCACCATGATCGACAGAGAACCTACCCAAACCAGCAGGTTTATGGGGGATGGCGCGTCTAAAAATATTGGCGATGCAATGGCTCGCCATATTGAAAAATGCTTTGATTTGCCGTTAGGCTGGTTGGATCAGGAACACCAAACCACTAATGTTGCAAAAAGTCCTGACGTATCAGACACTAATAGAAATATAACATTGGTTCCGGTTATATCCTGGGTGCAGGCAGGAGCATGGACGGAAGCTGGCTTTGCCGAGGTTGACTTGAGTAGTGTTGAAACTTATCCGTGCCCTGTGCCGTGCGGACCCATGACGTATATCTTGCGCGTGATTGGTGACTCTATGATCGATGAGTACCGTCCGGGCGACATGATTTTTGTAGATCCCGAAATTCCGGCATGTCATGGCGATGACGTTATTGCCTTAATGCACGATTCAGGAGAGACCACCTTCAAGAGGTTAATTGAGGATGGCGGCAGTAAGTACCTTAAGGCCTTGAATCAAAGTTGGCCGGAGCCCTACGTTAAGATAGACGGCAGCTGCTCCATAATCGGTACGGTGATCTTTTCAGGAAAACCTCGAAGGTACCTTAACAAAATTTAATTTTTAAACCTGAGCCTGCGTAAGCGGGCTTTTTTGTGCTTGACAATGTACCCTAACGGTACATAATGTACCTGAAAGCAACAGCGAACAGGCAGGACGCCCACGCAGTAGCCGCCCCAGGCGTATGAAGATGGGGATGATTCGCACCGAACATGGCGAAAGCCGACAGTCTTGAAGGCGTTTCTCTCAGGTTTCGCGCTAAAGAATAGCGGGGAAAACTTGGGGCGGTGAGCAAACCCCGCGCGGCTGCACCTGACGCTACAGCCCAGACCAACAAGCCGACTGGCAACGTAATTGCCCTTTTCATTCTTCCCGGCGAGGTAGCGCTGCCGGACCGGGAGGAATGAATAGACCAACACAACGGCGAGAGCATTTAGGGGACGGCGCCTGCCTAACAGGCCGGCGACAGAACTAGAGACAGTGCTTTTCTCGTTGTGGTGATCAAAGCCCGGCATGAGTAATGCGCAGGGGTAACAGTCAGAACGCGGACTGGAGGGAAACGGCGTTACAGCGGCATGCAAGGGCCGCCACCACAACCTAAGACCTGTAATAGCTGCATTGCTGTCTTTGGCGGCATCTTTCTCTACCCGTGAGGATGCCGCATTTTTTTACGCAACACACGAGAGCATCACCGGGTGACGGGCTCATAACCCAATCCACCCGGGCGGCTTCCTAACCGCAGGTGCTCTCCTGTGTTGTGTGGAGAAACTAACTGGCGGTGGCAGCCGCCTTCAGAGGGTAAGCCGATGAGTAATGAACGTTTGACCGATGTGCCCGAGTTTATGGGCGAACTGGATGGAGGCGTTTTCCAGAACAAGATCGCCGTAGCGCTGAGTGAAGTCGCCTTCGGCGTGCTGAACAATGGCCAGAAGGGGAAAGTGACTTTGACCTTTGAGCTGGACCGCATGAGCAATTCTGTCGAAGAGAAGCGCGTGATGATCAAGCACAAGCTGGCTTATGTGCGCCCTACCCCGCGTGGAAAGTCTTCCGAAGAGGACACCACCGAAACCCCAATGTATGTGAACCGCGGCGGCAAGCTGACCATCCTGCAGGAAGATCAGGGCCAGTTGTTCACCCTTGCCGGCGACGCTGACGCGAAACTGCGCGCCCAGCAATAACCCTTTCACTTTTCCTTAAGGAAGAATCATGTCCCACTCTTTAGACGGTACCGCGATCGAAAAAATTAGTGATCTGACCCTCTCCCGCTTCATTGAAGAGAAGCTTGAAAGTGTGGATTGCCCTGCAGCTGTCGTTCCGCAGGGTGTCCGCATTGAGAGCCTGGAATCGCTTTGCATGGAGCGCTACCGCTTCCGCGGCAAGATGGTAACCGCCAGCATTGAAGACTTTACGCGCTATTCCACTGGGTACGCTGCTGAAGGTAGCCGTTGCTTTATCAACGCCGACGATATGCGCGCCGCAGCGGTCTTCAACCTCGGCACAATTGAAAGCCCAGGGCATGCAGACAACACCGCGCAGCTGGCGCTGAAAAAGACAGCCCCGTTTGCCTCCCTGCTGTCAGTCAATGGCGATCGGCACTCCCAGAAAGAACTGGCCGAGTGGCTGGAAGACTGGGCAGAAAATTTGACCGGCTTTGATGCCGACGGCGAGGTTATTGACGCCAAAAAATCAGCAGCAGCGATCCGCAAAATCACTATCGAGTCCATCCAGAAAGCGGACTATGAGGATCAGGACTTCAGCGGTAAGCGTTCTCTGATGGAAAGCGTTGAAGCTCGCACGCAGGACATCATGCCGGTGGCGTTCGAGTTTCGCTGCGTGCCGTTCGAGGGTCTGGCAGAGCGTCCATTCAAGCTGCGGCTGAGCATCATCGGCGGCGATCGCCCTACCCTGGTGCTGCGCATTGTCCAGCTGGAAGCCCAGCAGGAAGATATGGCCAACGAGTTCCGTGATCTACTGGTCGAGAAGTTCAAAGACAGCCAGGTGGAAACCTTTATCGGTTCTTTCAGCGCTTAATTACGTTGCCTTAAATGCCCCGCATCAGGGGCATTTAGTGAAGCGAAATTAAATTAACGATCGCCAGCAGGCGAGGGATTCGCTCAACCAAAAATCAGGCGCGGTGCAGCGCGTATTAATGGAGAACACGTAATGTCATATATTCAGACACTGTCCGGGAAGCAGATTAACTACCTCGATATTCATCACGAAGATATCGTGATCGAGGATATCGCCACGGCCCTTTCCCACATCTGCCGCTATGCCGGCCACCTGCCGGAGTTCTACAGCGTTGCGCAGCATTCGGTGCTGGTGAGCCAGCTGGTTCCTGCAGAGTTCGCGCTCGAAGCGCTGCTGCATGATGCAGCTGAAGCCTACGTCCAGGATATTCCCGCACCGCTGAAGCGTATTCTGCCTGATTACCGGCGCGTCGAAGCGTATGTGGATGGCGTGATCCGCGAGAAGTTCGGACTGCCGGCCCACCAGCACCCAACTGTTAAATATGCCGACCTGGTCATGCTCGGTACAGAACGCCGCGACCTGGACATCGACGACGGCACGGTGTGGCCCGTCCTCGTCGGTATCCCGCCAACCGACCTTTTTACCGTCATTCCGCTACGCCCGGTGCAGGCCTACGGTCTGTTCATGGCCCGGTTCAACGAGCTGATGGGGATCCGCAAATGCACCTGACCACAAGACAGTTAGTGGCAGAAGCCCACCGAGCAGCCCGGTCACTACCACCGGAGTCAGCGAAGCTGGTCACCGAACTGGCTACGCGGCTGGATGTAACCCGAGCCGCACTATGCGAATCACTGAGCGAGCGTGACCGGCTCGCGGTAGAGAATGCAGCGCTGAAGGCTGCCGCAAAGAAGGTCATCAAACTTAACCGGGAGCACGCCAAAGAGCGCCATGGTAATGCAGATATTGCTGAGTCGTGGCATTCCGTCAAAGTGCTGCGTAAAGCCAAGAGAGAAACCCCGGCAACCGACGCCTTCCTGGCTGAAGTGCGTGCGCAGGGTGGAAAAGTTACGCTCCCCACTGGTTATTTAGTTCGCCCGGGCCATCCGATTAACGAAGCAGAACGCGGCGTCATGATCCCAAAAGATAACGGCCCATGGCTTTCTCGTCACGATGTTGAACATGCTTTGCGGGTAGCTGGAATCCGCATCAACGGGGAGGATTGAAATGGCTAAGTCACCAATGAAACTCATGCTGCGCGCATGGAACAAAGAGCTGAAAAACCCAGAATGGGGCATGGGTAACCGCAAGCACCGGAAAGCCTGCGCTCGTGATTTTGCAGGAGCCAGCATTGAAACCGATGCTGATATCCCGAATCAGGCCGAGGCAGATGACCGCCTGGCGGAAGAACTCACTTACTGGGCGGACTAATCCATGACTAAATTCACCAAAGAGCAGCTGATTACTCGCGCCAAAATGCGCCTTGCAATGGTTGCCGGATTTCCAGAGAGCCAGCTGGCGCAAATGGATAAATGCCTGGCAGAAATTGCGCTGGAAAGACTGACGGCCCCGGTTGAACCGGTAGTGCCTGATGGTTATGTACTGGTGCCGTCTGAGCCGACAGAAGACATGGTTATCGCTGGTTTCGAAGCAGAGCTGCGCGAAGAGTTTCGCGACCCGGAGGCATATGAGGCTATGAGCGGCTGCGAGCAGGCGGCGCACCGGGCTAAGTTGTGCTGGGCTGCAATGATTGCTGCGGCGCCGCAGCAGGAGACAAAAATATGAACCACTTAATGATTGACCTTGAAACGATGGGCAATAAGCCTACCGCACCCATAATCGCGATCGGGGCCGTACTGTTCGAGCCTTCTACCGGTGAGTTGGGTCCCGAGTATTACGCCGTTGTGGATCTGGAATCATCCATGGTTCGGGATGCAGCAGCTGACCCCAATACCATTCTTTGGTGGATGAAGCAGAGCGCCGAAGCGCGGGCAGAAATCACCAGCGATAAACGCGTGAATATCACCAACGCGCTCGGGGGTCTAAGGCGCCTGATAGATGAAAACTGTATTTCGAAAAACCTACAGGTTTGGGGGAACGGGGCAACTTTCGACAACGTGATCACCCGGGCCTCTTTCGAACGTCATGGCCTTTTCTGCCCATGGGAATTCTGGAATGACCGCGATGTACGAACAATCGTAGAGCTGGGCCGCGCTGTCGGTTTTAACCCGCGCTACGAGATTCCTTTCGATGGTGATATGCATAACGCCCTGGCGGATGCGCGGCACCAGGCGAAGTATGTTTCGGCAATATGGCAACGGCTCATCCCGATCACCAACGATAATATTGTTTAAGATAAACGCCCGGGTGCAGCCGGGCTAGTGGAGAAAATTATGCTGAACCTCGATTGTGTCCCTATCTCAGCCTATTGCAATGAAACTGGTGAGAGCATTGATGCCATTAATAAGCGCTTACAGCGCGGCGTTTGGCGTGAAGGTGTTCAGGTTCTGAAGGTGGAAGGCGTTAAGGAGAGATGGATTGATCTAAGTGAGGTAGCTAAATGGGCAAGACAGAGTCGCCTAAACTCCCGCGCGGCGTGACCATCAGGAAGCACAGCCAGGGTGAAACCATCAATATTACGTTCACTTATAAAGGGGTGAAATGTAGAGAGCCCCTTTCCAATTTAGAAGTGAGCCCCAAAAACTTGAAATACGCCGAGCGGACCCTCGGCGAAATTCATAATCAAATCGAGCGTGGAACATTCGTTTATGCAGAATATTTCCCGCGATCCGCACGGTTAAAGTTATTTGGCAATGCGGCTGCTGGAAAGACAATAAAAATGTACCTGGACGAATACATCAACATCTGTGAAACGCGAAAACTTTCGCCGTCTACCATTGGCGGTTATAAAAAATGTCGAAGCGCTCTGGTAGCCCTTCATTCACTGCCTGCAAGCGAGCTGACGCCGGCGGCGATGAAAGCATGGATCCAGAGCCGCACCACCACGCTAAAGACAATTCGCAACCAACTATCTTTCCTGCGCTCAGCGCTGGACGAGGCTGTAACAGATGGTGTGCTTCAACTTAACCCGGTATCTCTGGTAACAGCATCCCGCTATCAAAGCGACAAATCGACTGCTGACAGTGACTATATTGTCGATCCGCTTTCACCAGCAGAAGTAGATGCCCTCCTCTCCTCTGCCGGTAATAAGCAGTGGGAAAATCTGTTTATGTTCGCTATCCAGACGGGTTTGCGCAGTTCGGAATTATGCGCGCTTCGCTGGCGCGATATCGACTTCATCGGGAAGACCGCGCACGTTCAGAACGCGAGTGTAGTAGGCATTATCAAGGGAACGAAAACAAAGGCAGGTACACGTAAAGTAGAACTTAACGATGTGGCGATGGCAGTGCTGGCGAATCAGAAAACCTTCACCTTCATGAAAGATGCGACTATTTTCGAGGATCCGAAAACGAATAAGCCGTGGGCCAGCGCAGACGCGATCCGCAAAAAAGCCTGGGTCCCAACTTTACGTAAGGCGGGGATTAGATACCGCAACCCTTACCAGACCCGGCATACATTTGCGACGCGCCACATCAGTCAGGGCGCCAACCTTTTCTGGCTCGCCGGACAGATGGGCCACAAGGGGCCGGAGATGCTCTTCAGGCATTACGGATCTTACTTGAAAGAGTACGACGGAAACACTGAGCGAAGACCACTCCTTGCCAGCGGCGGGACACGAAAGGAGCCGTAAAGGAGCCGCGCGGATTTTTATGGGAAATTAATTCATATTTATTAGCAGTTTAAAAACTTTCGGACACGGGTTCAACTCCCGCCAGCTCCACCAAAATTCTCCATCGTTGATTACCAGAGTCATCCGATGAAGTCCTAAGAGCCCGCACGGCGCAAGCCCTGCGGGCTTTTTTGTGTGTGTAATCTTCCGAGACGATCCGCCTGAATCCAGTGATAATTGGTATACGTATTGGTATACGGTAAGATGTATCCTAAAAACGTATACCAATTTTCGCAGAAAGGCCCCGTATGGCAAGGACAACACGCCCTTTAACCAACACTGAAGTGCTTCGCTCAAAAGCCACTGACAAAGATATAACCCTGCATGATGGCGACGGGCTTTTTATGGTTGTAAAAACCACCGGCAAGAAACTCTGGCGTTTTCGCTATCAGCGACCAGCTACAAAACAGCGTACTATGATCGGTCTTGGTTCCTTCCCAGCCCTATCGCTGGGGGATGCCAGGCGCTTGCGTACTGATTACCTCTCCTTACTCGCTAATGGTATTGACCCACAGACCCAAGCTAAACAGGCCACAGAACAGCAGCAGATTGCATTAGATAGCATCTTCTCAACCGTGGCCGCTAACTGGTTAGCTTTGAAGCAGGCCAGCGTTACCCCGGATTATGCGAAGGATATCTGGCGTTCTCTTGAGAAAGATGTTTTCCCCGCCATTGGCGAGATTCCGGTGCAGGAAATGAAAGCCCGTAAGCTTGTAGAAGCACTTGAGCCGATTAAGGCCCGTGGTGCTCTTGAAACAGTGCGTCGCTTAGTACAGCGTATTAACGAGATTATGATTTATGCTGTTAACACGGGTTTAATTGATGCTAATCCTGCTTCTGGTGTTGGGATGGCGTTTGAGAAGCCTAAAAAACAGAATATTCCAACATTGCGACCGGAGGAATTACCAAAGCTAATGCGTTCACTGGTAATGTCTAATCTATCCGTTCCAACTCGCTGCCTAATTGAATGGCAGCTCCTGACCCTTGTTCGTCCTTCGGAGGCTTCAGGTGCAAGATGGTCAGAGATTGATTTAGAATCTAAACTTTGGAAAATCCCAGCTGAGCGAATGAAGGCTAAACGAGAACATATTGTTCCACTATCGGTCGAAGCCTTAGAGATACTGGAGGTTATGAAACCTTTAAGTGCACATAGAGAACATATTTTCCCAAGTCGTAATGATCCTAAACAACCCATGAATAGTCAGACAGCCAATGCAGCATTGAAGCGAATAGGGTTTGGTGGAAAACTCGTAGCTCACGGTTTACGATCCATTGCGAGTACGGCAATGAATGAGGCTGGGCATAACGCAGATGTGATTGAAGCGGCGCTTGCCCATAGTGAAAAAAACGAAGTACGCAAAGCTTATAATCGTTCAACTTACCTCAGACAACGAGTTGACTTAATGAATTGGTGGGGTGATTTAGTTAACTCATACAAATGAAAATCATCTAAACATGATAGGATATTTAATTAAGGGGCATTATGGATAACCGATACCAACAGTACATTGATGACGTAAGTGATGACATCAAAACATGTCTTGAAGGGATGGGATGCCAGCCAATTCTTTTTGTTGGTTCCGGCTTGACAAAGAGATTTATTCAAGGCCCAAGCTGGGAAGAACTTTTACAAAAACTTGCAGACGAATGTCCGCAAATTGATAAAAAATTCGCATACTACAAACAACGGCATCCAGAACTTATCGATGTAGGCAGTGTTTTCTCTGACAAATATAATGAATGGGCTTGGGGGGAAGGTGAAAATGAATTTCCGCCAGACCTTTTCGAACAAGGTATAACACCTGACGCATACTTTAAACATAAGATCGCATCAATATTCACTGAACTTTCGAAAGATAAAAATCTTGATGGAATTGAAGAAATAAGACTACTCAAAAAAATACATCCTCATTCAATCATCACTACAAATTATGATACTTTACTTGAGATTATTTACCCAGAATTCACTCCTGTTATAGGACAAAAGATACTTTATGCTAATCACGGTAGTATAGGTGAAATCTTAAAAATTCATGGTTGCTGCACAGATTATTCAAGCATCGTGATAAATCGAGAAGACTATGATGGATTCATAAAAAAGAAAAAATACCTTAGCGCCAAACTATTAACATTCTTTGCTGAGCACCCTCTTCTTTTCATTGGATACAGTGCCGAAGATGATAATATAAAAAACATATTATCCGATATTGATGAAATACTTTCCGAAAATGGCGATGTTATCCCTAACATTTATATTTTAGAGTGGGATAATAAGCAAGGTGAAAATGATTACCCTAGAAGAGAAAGGTTAATACACGTATCAAATCAAAATAGCATTAGGATAAAAAGTGTTGTAGCAAAAGATTTTTCATGGGTATTTTCTGCTTTCGGAGCAAACAATGCTCTTGAAAACATAAATCCAAAACTACTTAGATCCCTTCTTGCAAGAACTTATGAACTAGTTAGATCTGATATTCCAAGAAACCCTGTGCAAGTAGATTACAGAGTTCTCTCAAATGTAAGCCAATCAGAAGGAGAGCTTGCTAAGCTTTATGGCATTGCTAATACGTCAGATGGAATGGCGTTTAACGCTAACTATCCATATACATTAACAACGTTAGGCCAATCGCTAGGATTCAAAGGATGGCATGATGCTAATAAACTATTAGAAACCGTAAAAAATGTCACTGGCATTGACATTAAAACGTTTGATAATAAATATCATTATGCAATTATGAACGGTGAGGAAGTTCAATCACACCGTTACTCTAATCAACTTCGGGAATTGCTTGAGAAAGTTCGTGATGGTCATCAATTTATGTTAGGGGTTAAAGCTCCATAACCTGTTCCCCATATGATCCAATCTCATATGGGGTCATTAAGACAGATGGATTCTGTCAACTTTTAATTTATTAGCTTTTCAAACTTACTCTTCAAATAAGGAAATGCTTGATCGTTCTTTGTCTTATAGTCATTAACAAGGTTGATAACATCCTCATCATCCAATATCATAATGTAACCTCGGCTATCGTTGGCAGTATCCTTGCAGCTAGCATCAATTCGCTTTTTGTTTTCTACACTTCTGCAAACTAAAATACCAACCTTACCGCGGCTCATTGAGAAACGACCAGACAATTGATCTAACTCAGGGTTACCAACCTCTTTACCGTAATTTTTACACTCTACAAAAATCATAGCAGCTGGATAGTGCAAACTAACCCAATAGAAGAACCCTGATGTAGCCTCGTTACTGTAACGGATATCTATTCTTTTCCTTCCATTATGAATTTCACTCTGTTTTTCTGGATGACATAACGAGGGGTAAAATATTATCGAAAAGATCTTCTCGACTATATCCTCATATCGTGAAGCCTCATCCCTTCCGGGCTTTATTTTTTTCAAATCATTAATTAAAGTATCGAAATCTATAGAAACGGATTGGTTTTCTAATTTGGAAAGATCATCATGTGGCAAAGGCTTTGTTGGTACACTCCTTTTGTACCCCCTGTATTCGTCCAAAACATGCGGGAAATTCAATGTTTGCTGCACAATGGCGAGTTTGTCTTTACCATATTTTTCCATTAGGGATTTTTTAGTTACACGCTCACGTCCATTTTTCAATAATTGAATCAATTCTGATCCAGAGCTTAGGTGTTTTTTTTGCATTTCTGGCAAAAGATGGTGTCGATAATATTCATCATGATTATATGAAATCCGATGTCTTACGATTATTTTCGGCACAAGAATAACCTTCCCTTCATTTGTCATAGGAAGTGAAACAAACGTTTCCTCCCATTTCTCATCCCGAGGATTCCAAATAGGACCTGAAGGTATATCAGCTGTTAACTCAACATCATAATACTTACAAACATCTTGCGTGTACTTAATAAGAGGTCCTCTAAGAATGTTTGAAACCGCATCTGATATCATATCAGTTCCAATTCCTTCAATTAGTAAGGCTGTATCTTCAAGGTCTTGAAGAAGGCCTGTCCTTGCCGCTTTACTTTTAGTTAAAGCTCCCCATACTGACTTAGCAGATCCATCACCAAATCCATGGCCACGTGATTTATTTGCGGAATAGCCGAGGTGATATTCATTTCTTTCGTTCAAACACGATAACAAATATTGCGCATCCTTATCCTCACCCTCTTTAATTTTCTTCAAGACCACTTCAAAATAATTCTGAAGATGTGAAGAAAGCTCAGCTCCCCAATTAGACGTAAGCGATTTTATTGCACCGGGATCTAGGAAAACTTCAATGTCAGTATCTAAAGGAACATCTACAAAATCCAATTCGGCTTGGCTTCTTTCGAGCCCGAAAAATTGAGAAAAACGCATATCTTTCCTTAGTAAGCAATTTGAAATTTAAGATTTATCTTAATAAAAGCATTTGGACGCAAATTGTTCAAGGTTTTCATGCTTAGATCTCTTGTTGATGGTTGAATGTTCTTTCAATATTGCTTTAACCCATTCCGCGCGCTCGTAGCCCCGCCACGCCTGCGCACTTCATGTAGCGGTTTTCATGCGCCTGCATGAGTAGCTCCGCGCCGCGCCGCAGCAGGTCTTTCCCGCCGTTCCGGGGTGCCTTAGACTCATGCGTTTTCATGCAGCATAGACATGCACGCTCACTTCGGTGATTAGCGGACACAAAAAGCCCGGCGTGTAGCCGGGTATCAGTCAGGGGTTATCTCTCTGGCTCAGAAAACTTTGCGCTTGCGCCTGTCGGTTCTGGCCCCTCTGAACGGGTAAGCGCCGGTCAGGCTGATGACGTCATCCCGGAATTTCAGCGGCAGTTTTTTATGAGTCCACTCTTCAATGAGGTTCACTGCAAATTTTCGATACAGCGTATCTGCATCGTTTGCACCTTCGATAACGCCCGGCGCATAGACTGAGCCATTTCGCTCAAACTGGCTGTACTTCATCCTGAGCAGACTGCCAAGTTCAACGCCATGGACGATAAAAAATTCATCAATGAGCGTGTCGATTCGCTCGTCCATAATGCCCTCGTGGCAGAACACGTAGGCATTGGCTTTGCGTCCGGTGGCGTCGGCCAGAGCAGGTAACTGCTTTTCTTTTTCGGCAATCAACCCAGCAAGGTCTGATGCCGTTTCCTGCTGCTCCAGATATTCTGCGCGCAGCGCTTTCATTTCCGGCGTGACGGTGCCGCCGTTCTGCTCAAGCAGTTCACGAAAGCGCGCCCGGTTGTCCTGGCTTGCCTGCTCCGTTTCGGTTTTGCTCTGTCGCAACGCGCTGATGGTGTCTTCAGCTGCGGCTTCTGCCTGCTTTGCTTCTAGCCAGGCCAGCATTTTACCCTGGAGGTCCTGGACGCGGGGTTGCTAGCCAGCGGGAAGACTCTTTACCAGCGCGGTTGTATGGCTGATAACGTCGGCTTCGGGCAGCTTCAGGAGCCACCCCGCATCCTGCAGCGGTTTCTGGCTTTTTGCTACGAGCGAGCCAACGAGTTCAGCGATTGCCTTCATCTCTTCTTCTGTCATGTTCTGCTGTGTCATGCTGTTTTTCCTCTCTGTTAGGGCTGTGCGTGGCGGTCTTTGCGGGCGCTTGCTGAACCATAGCGGCCCAGCGTCTGCGGCTGGCGAACCGGTACGTCATTCTGCGGTTCCGGCTCTGCCGCTGCGGGCCTGTGCGGCTTCATGATGATTTTCTCGACGCTCTCCAGCGCGGTGAAGGTGCATGAGCAGTCGAGGTTCTGGCACTGGTACCAGGTACGCTTTACGGAGGGCGCTTCATAAGCGCTGGTGCGGGTGTGGGCCACCTGACCACATTCGGGACATTTCAGGGCCATCTCGTTTCCTGTCGGCTGGTTTCAGTAAGTCAATTGTGTCGGGTCTGGCACAGCGGCTTCTACCGAAGGGCGTTGTATGACGGACCAGACAAAAGCATTACTTCTGGCGAGCCAGGAAAAGGTCTCACTGAAGCCTGCTATCAGTTTTCAGTTTTATATAAATCCTTCATTACTCTTCACCAGAAAGAAAAAGATAAGTAATACAGAAAATTAGAGGGTGAACAGTTGAAAAGACATTCTTCACCCACTGTTCACCAACCTTCACCCTTACGATTTTGAGGAAACAATACTTTTAAGAACAATAAGAAATAAACAGGGCTGCATTTATCTCCTTAAGTTTCTTCCATTTTTCACTATGTCACTATTTGACACTATAAAGCACCCTGTTGCACCAGACTGAATTTGCAAGGTTTTCTGAGGCCGCAAAGGCTTATTTTACCTGTTGAACGGGGCAGAAAAATGCTCAGAATAAAGAGCTACCCGATGCCGGACGCACCCGCCCGGCTCTGTATAAAATCAACGAGAGGAGCAGTTCGAGCGCGACGTGGCGAAGCTGTTTCAGCGCCTGCGCGCGCCGTTTTCGGCGGGCAAGATTTCGGGCGTGGTGGAGACGCTGAAGCTGATGCTACCGCAGCAGGCCGACCCGGCCCGCCGCCTGATTGGCTTCCGTAACGGCGTGCTGGACACCCGCACCGGCGGCTTCAGCCCGCACAGTAAAGACTTCTGGCTGCGCACGGTGAGCGAGGTGGACTACACGAAGCCCGTTCAGGGTGAAACGCTGGCAGGCCATGCGCCGCACTTCTGGCAGTGGCTCGACCGCGCCGCCGCACGTGTCCCGGCCAAACGCGACATCATTCTGGCCGCGCTGTTTATGGTGCTGGCGAACCGCTACGACTGGCAGTTGTTTCTGGAAGTCACCGGCCCCGGCGGCAGCGGTAAAAGCATCATGGCGGAAATTGCCACCATGCTGGCCGGAACGGACAACACCACCTCTGCAACCATTGAAACGCTGGAGTCATCGCGCGAACGCGCCGCGGTGATTGGGTATTCGCTAATAATCCTTCCCGACCAGGAAAAGTGGAGCGGCGACGGCGTGGGCATCAAGGCTATTACCGGAGGCGATGCGGTCTCAGTGGACCCGAAGTATAGGGATCCCTACTCAACGCACATTCCGGCGGTGATTCTGGCGGTGAACAACAACCCGATGCGCTTCACCGACCGCAGCGGGGGCGTGTCGCGCCGCCGGGTAATTCTGCACTTCCCGGAAATCATTCCGGCAGATGAGCGCGATCCGCAGCTGAAGGAGAAAATCAGCGGTGAGCTGGCCGTTATCGTGCGCCAGCTGATGCAGCAGTTCAGTCAGCCGCAGCAGGCCCGGTCGCTGCTTCAGTCGCAGCAGAATTCCGACGAGGCCATGCGCATCAAGCGCGATGCAGATCCAATGGTGGACTTCTGCGGCTACCTGTTCACGACGCCGGAGCCAAACGCACTCTATATGGGGAACGCCAGCATCAGGCCGCTTCAGCCCAGGCGTTACCTTTATCACGCCTATCTTGCTTACATGGAGGCCAACGGTTACAAGAATCCGCTCAGCATGAAGATGTTCGGCCTGTCGCTGGAAAGTATCATGCGGGAATATGGACAGCACTATATGAAACGCCGGACCAAGCTGGGGGTGCAGACTAACCTTGATCTGACGGAAGAAAGCAGCACCGACTGGCTACCGAAGTGCGACGCCCTTACAGCAGCATGA